AAGTGTTGTCAGTAGGTGCATGTTCCCCTTGATGTACCCCAGTGCTATCGTTGCTAGTGTTAGAATGATGAGCAACAAGAGTGCTATCAGGTTGGGAACTGGTGGTTGGAGTGACTCGTTTGATGACGATGAATGCGTCTTTGTTGTATTTTCTTGTTCCTTTGGTGGGTGACCATTTGGTGTTGTTTCCATCGATTTCATATACAGAGGTGCCACCAATGCAGACTTCAAAGTTATCGTTCTTGAAGTCCCATCCTAGTTCTGCTTGTGCTTCAATGAGTGCTTCTTGTGTGTATCTGGTCATTTACCTACACCATAATCAGGGCATTCAGCTTCAAGACGAGCGATTGTCTTGTGAAGTTGTTGAATTGCTTCTGTTGCTTCAGGTGTTTCTTCCCACTCCCATGTGTTACCTTTGGAGTCTACAAATGTTCTTGTTGTGTTTGACATCTTAAGTTATATGCTATAGAAATACGTGGTTGATTGGTTGGTTTAACACGATGATAGATGTTAGCAGGGAAGATGTATACATCACCTGCTTGACCTTGTAATTCTACCTCACGTTTTGAGTGTGTACGTTCATCATCCCAGAAATTAAACAAATGCTCATAGAGATGATTATGTGGGTTAGTAAGGACCAACCCATGTGCTGTGGTAAGATATCTTACAGCAGCAAATTCAACACCAGGATGACTATGTAATGTGTTACTACCGCCTGGTGGTAATACATTCACCCACCACATGTTTGTTTGAAACCCTAACGATTGTAGAGCTCTTGTGGTTGGTGTTGACTCACGATAACGTGGTGATTGCCAACCATTAGAGACTGATCGTACATCTTGTTCTTTATTCTCTTGCGCCTGTTGTTCCCAGTATTCAACCTCACCTGCCTCCACTTTAACATGAAGCCTGAAGATTGGTACAGGGAACACAGGATGATATGTTACATCATTTGCAAAAGAAGTCATTCAATGTGGAGAACAGTTGACGCTTTGGTTTCTTATATGTGGTGGGTAGTTTATGTGTATGCTCTGGGTAGATGTCTACTCTGGAGTTCTTGGGCGTGAGTTTGTGCCTGAAGAGGTATTTGTTGAGGTGGTCTTCACATTGAAAGAAAGCAAGGATCTTATCTTCTTTGTCAATGAATTCCACACGATAAGGGAAGGAGGGAGCATGATCAGGCCAGTCAGTGATCTTTTTTCTTCGATCGGTTACGACGTGCTTCCGCTTTCTTTTCGTAGTAGAGGTCTTCGAGTTCTTCGGCATTGAAATAAAGGATCAGGTCATCATCATCTTCATGATCTGGTGCTAACCATTCATAAAACTCATCAGCAACAGCAATGGCATCATCTACACGATCACGCTTGGTAAGGAACATGAAACGACGCTCACGATTCTGTAGGATCGTATCCATTTGTCGTGAGAGTTTTTCAGCATCACGTTGTTCATCAAACGTCATTGGTCTTCACCTCAAGTTTGTTTTGCAAATGGTCGTAGGAGACGAACTCATACTGTTTTGGCAGTGCTTTTGCTACTGCAGCAGCGAAATCAGCAGGATAATGTCCATGATAACGCCAGAAGAGTTGATACTCACGATCGGTAACATCAAAACGTGGACGTACTTTTAGTTCGTCAGTGATTGGTTCTAGTAGTTCTAGAACATGGTCAGATACGATGCTCATTTGGTATACACAGAGTAGGTGTTAGAATAAGTCAGCAAGAAATCATATGCTGCCTTATACATCTGATACTCACCAGGGAGCATATCTTCCCAGTCAACAGTATCACCTGCTGTCCAGTCAATCGTACCATCCTCATCATCAATGAGATATGATACAGCAGTGCCATTCTCGATCATGATTGCTTCGCCATTGACAACAACATACATGAGATCGTGGTCCATTGTGCTCCTTGGTGTGAATAGAGTTAGTATACTATGTATTGAGTGGGGTGTCAACCCCGTTGGTAGAGATAACCACCTGCCCAATCTGCATTAGCAAGCAACCACTCACGTTGCTCAATGATCAACAGGTTGAAACGTACTCCCTTGGCAGGTTGTTTGAAACTAGCGGCCTTGTAGACTTCACCAGTCTTCTTATCAACAAAGGCATGAACACTGCGGGATGGCATACGGTTGTGATTAGGAACCTCCATGATGATTTTGTGGTATTTGCGACCTTCTTCGATCACAAACTTGTAGACAGGTGCCTCATGACCACCAACCTTGCCGTGATTACGGTCCTTGAAGTTCTGCTCCAGAGCGTCACAGAGCATCAGGGTGTACTTACGGACGTTGAGTTGAATGGTGTTCCGCGCATCCTGGGTGGCAACGAAGTCAGCGAACTCGGTTTTCATGTCCTTTGTTTGAACTGTAGTAATCATAAGCGGATCTGGTCCCTGTTGGGCGGCAAGTGTGCCAGTTTCTGCGCTGTCCAGTGTGGTTTTCATGAGTTGCATGGCAGTGTACGGTGTGGTGTCGCGCAAATCTACCTTATTTCCGCGCTTGGTGGCTGATATAGGCGCATGATAGCATTGTGCTTTTCCTCCATGATAGCCCCAGATCGTTCTAATAGGTGTATCGTGATAAATGTATTCACGATGATGGCACAACCAAATAGCAGTGTAATTTTGTTTGGCAGGAGTGGTCTCATAGTGATAACCTTCAGGTGCTGTGTGTGGGAAATCAGTTGGTAATGTCATCTCCGAACATTTCTTCCCAGAGGTCAAGGTTGCCAGTCTTTTCGGCAACAAGTCTAGTATTTTCGAGAAAGTCGTCAGTGTTATCTTGAGGCAGAAGGTTGGTGGTGCTGTGCATCCGACCGTTGCGATCTTTCCAGAGCATGATTGGTTTGCTGTCGATGTGATTAGTATAGGGCCTATCAGGCGTTACGGATGTCACCTGCGACCACTACGTCAGCTGGCACACGGGAGATGGTGTAGCGACGGATCTGACCTTCAAACTGACGCCATGCATCAACAGTCTCGTTCACGATGCGATTGTGCTGACGATCCATGCCCTTAGCAGTGGTACACTTGCCACACTTGCGGAAGTACACGATGGGGTGCTGGGGAGCGTCCACGGTGTCGATCTCGATCTTGTAGAAGGAGTGCTTGACGACGGTGGTGGCCATGGGGTGTTCCCTCGATTGCTATGAACATAGTATGGCACAAAAAAACCGCCTCTGGGGCGGTTGGTGGACACTCATTCAACTGTCATCATATCTCGGATCATCTCCAGGGATTTGATCGTATTTTCGATGGTTGATCTGTTCCACCCATAAGCATAGGCATAGGATGCCTTCTGATCGCCCGTCAGGGGGTCCAGGAGGGGCGTTCCGTCAGCGTCTACGGGGTTTACAGTGTCAGTTGCCCTTGAACCCACTTGCAGGGCGTTCTGAAGGGACTCGATCACGGTGAGCAGGTTGCTGTCGATTGTCATCAGTTGGGGTGTTGAGATCATCAGTATAGAACTGAATCAGAAGTCGTCGAGCTCTGGTGGTAAGGTTTCTTCACTGTCCCACAGAATCTCCATTGCTGCTTCGCGCAGGATAGACTCCCGCACTGCTGGATCATCAGACCAGCGATCAATCATCATGTCTTCCATAGTAAATTAGCGTGATTGGTTTCCGTTGATTAGTTTAATAAGGTGAAAGCGATCTTCATAGACAACATGACACACTTGTCGCATGATACCTGTCTCTTTGTCAGGCCATTCCTTGGTGCATATTGTCATCTGATTGAACTCTGGACACGCAAACTTTACGAATCCAAGTTGTCCATCATACTCAACTTCTGTCCCTACGGGTAACATATCCCTCTCTAGTAACTGGTTTATCGTCAATGACAAATGAGAGAGCATCAGGATACAGAGTTGTGGTGATGTATTGTGCTAGGTCACGGTTGGGTGCGACCACATAAGTGTGAACGTTAAACCAACCATTTGGTGGATCAGAATGTTCATCCATCCACTCTAGTTCAAGCTCAACCATCCAAACATGACCACTGTCTAGATGGGAATCGAAATCATGAATAATGTCAGCAATCATACTCTCTGTCATGCATGTCACTCATTTCCTGTTGCAATTCTTTGATGTAAGCGTCTTGATCTTGGATCTTCTCGTTCTGGTCTTTGATGAGGGATTTCATCTCGTCAACCATTGCCTTTTCGGAATCTGTCATGGTAGAAAATGCGTCTACTTGATTATATGTATAGTAGATGACAGTTACATAAACTCTGCTATGTAATAATCAACTGTCACCTCTAGCACTTTAGCACGCTCTTCGATTGCGGCAACAAATGCTTCGTCCAACCAATAATTTTCGTGACGATTGTCAGTGTTTTCAGACATATGGTTGGATTTCGACTGATTCGACATCATTGAAGCTAGAATAACCGTTGTTGTTGATGTAGTCCGCAATAGTTTGTGCAGCCTTGCGCGACACAATGTGCTCTTGCTTGAACGTGCCGCTCTGTGATTTGATGGTGACTTGATACTTTGTGGTCATGATCAGAATACGTTAGTCCAGCGAGTGTGTTGTGCTTTGGTGATCTGTCCTGCATGTAACATGTTATCACACACATTACAGAACACTTGAAACTTTTCAGTTTTAGTGAGAGCACTGCCTGTGCAGCACTCCTTGATTGTGTTGATGATCTGTGCTTTAGATGTGATCATAATAAAAAAGTGAGGGGAGGTCTCGCGGCTGGAGACACAATTACATAGACCCTCGTATCAACATGCCATGGGAGCGTAGTCACTGCCATTGTAGCAATGAATGTTGAAGTCTGTCACTTCAGCACCATTAGCAATCCGCTGGTTAGCATCATACATCATCTCGGACTTGACGATGGTGGAGAATGTGGTCATCTCGGTGTCAGCACCAGGATGCCAGGTCACACGACGCACGAAACGGTTGCCAGCAGGAGTGACGGGATAGTAGTCAACTTGAGTGGCGGAGTTGAGCAGTTGCATGTGGTGGTGTTCCTTTGACCCTTTTAATATACATGGTTTTGGGGTCCTGTGCCACCATAGTGGCCACCTCTCTATCTGTCACAGAGCATCCATGTCTCCGCCATGGCGTGTGATACGCTTCGCATCCTCTCGATACGATACCAATTTGTTATACAGAGGAGCGATTGCGCCCACTTCTTCTTCAATACGCATTTGTGCAGTGCGTTCGAGATATTGTAGCGAACAAGTGAGCATGAACAGCTCACTATCAGTCAGTGTTACTTGAATGGACATTGCCATGTGCCTCGATCAACATCATCAATATACCCTGCTTCGTGCAGGGTGTCAAGGAAATACTCCCAGTATTCCTGTTTTGCCACCATGTCGCCGCGCATCTCTTTATGCCATATCTTCATCATGCGGCGACAGATCCATACTGATTGTCTTTTAGTCAGCGTCATCTGGATTCTTGGGGTTATCATGTGTGCCGTAGTAATGTATATAGTTCAGAAAACTATTGATACTACGCTCTACACATAATGACTTCTTCGCTTCTAACCAAAATTCATACTCATCTTGCAAGTCTTGGCCTAGTTCAATGTTCACTCTACGATTGGTCCCCATGTACCACTGTCTCCCTCTTTTCTATTCTCTAATTTATCCATGATCTCATCGATTGTACGCAGTGCGTCAATCTTTTGTATCATATCTGCAATTTCACTACACACGTTGGCGCGTTCACCCCGTGCTGCAAATGCTAATGCATTGCGTAGTGCTGATGATGCCTCATCGAGAGATTCGTTGACTGATTGTGATAATGCCATTAGATTTTCTTGAGTGTAAATGATCCGTCTTTGTTGTCAATCCATTCTAGTGTGTCGCCTTCTTCCCATTTCAGTGAATCCACTATCTCATCAGGAAGTTTAAGAATACCATCATCATCTATCGTGACAATGTACTTCTTACTTTCTGCTCCAGACCAGTAGTTTTCCATGTAATGATCGGACATGTAGGCCATAGTTAGATCCAGTTTGGTTTGCGTTGTGGCATACGTCGGTAGTTATCTGCTACCCAAGGTTTTGAAGCAATGTACATTTTGTATGCCGTAAATGTATCTATGCTATCATCATACTTGAATTCGTCAGGCATTGCTCTAGCGAAGTCTTTTGCTTGAGTATGGTCATATATGTTACCACCATGACCATGGAAAATTGCCATTGCTTCACACATAGTGATATAACAACCATGCTCTTTACCGAAGCGTTGACTATACTCAAACATCAAATCAAAACCATGATGTAGCATCCATGCAAAGTTTACTAGACTAGATGCTGCCCACAATGTGCAGGGATGATGCTTGAATCCACCAGTTGTGCGGTATGGTGTACCATCTTTCTTGTGAATGATGCCCCAGTCCCAGTGATGCTTTGAGAAGATAACTGATGCCATCTGGCATGTCTCTAGTGGCATCTTGACAATATGTTTGTCAGGTAGAACTTGAGCAGACTTGGTGGGATCTTGGTCAGTTACAAAGATGTTCATGATGTGATATTCATCTCACACTACAGTTTACCACCAACAACACCACTATTGATAACTCTTGTGTAATCTTTTAAGGAATCGTCCTGCAGACACATTAAATGCCAGCGTGACATCTTGAGTACGCCCTCATATGTTGCACCAGTAATAAAATGTTGTCCCAGTGGCTCTCGTAAGATACTGGTGTATAGTCCGAAGCGTGTCTCCTTAATATAGAAAGCATCATCGATCCATTCAACATCATCGGGGATGTCTTTCTCTACTGTGCCACCAAATGATGATGCCAGTTTCGGGTTCACTTTGTCAGTCACTTGCTCTCCATTGTCCATAACTACGTGTTCTCACTGATTGGTATTCTTCTACGATCTCAAGAATGTGCTGTGAGATCTCTCTTGCGGCCTCATCATCCCAGTCACTATCATCGAGTGTTCTACCCATGTTGAACACTTCAAATAGTTTCTGATTGATGGTATCGATTAGCATGTCATGCGATGTCATTCCGATGCTCTCCACTGTTTGCGTAATTTCTGGTATATAGGATCATATGCTGCCAGATCACGCTTCTCCTTGAAAATTGTAGCACTCTGTGCTTTTTCGCATGTCAAGGCATCTTTTTCTTGCGGTTTGATAGTTTTATCATCATTGTATTTTTTCCCGCTTCGGTGATTAGCATACCTGCGTGCGCGGGTAAAACCCATTTCAAGGAATTTCCTCGCCATGTCCATTCCAATGAAATCTTTTTGTTCTCTGTATGTACAGAACATGGCGTAAATCTTATCAGAAGATTTAATAGCGGTTGGCACATCTACGAACCTCCAATGACTACATATGTAGTCAGTGTAAGGGCGTACCAATAGCACTCCTTGCTCTCCCCTTCCAATACGATAAAGTTTGCGAGTCTCTGAATCTGTGAAGTCAAGGCTCTTGTAATCGAGTTCATAATCAAATTCCTTCATCAGAATCCTTTACCGCGTTGCTTTTGTTTCTTGGGTTTGATGTCGTCGATGACAACTGTAGGATTATACCACAGTTTATAGTGGTGGAACCAGTACGCTCTCATTACATCAAAGTCGTCAAATACTGGTGATTTGCCATGATCATGCACGATCTGATAAGTATGACGATCATAAGGCTTATCAGATGTGCAGGTGAATCTCTTAATAGGCATTGTGTTGGTTGAACTCTTCATTACGACGACGATCTAGATACTGGATGACTTCATCACGCCATTCCATCAATTCATGATAACATTGCTGATTGTGTGAGCACTGACGCAACTCATGATCAGGTTTGAGGACTGATTCATAAAACAATCCCAATGCATCACGACGTTTTTCGTGCTTCTCTTGGTCAATCCAATGATCCATACGAACCTCTGTAACTGTAATATGTAGATTGAGTTTAACAGGAAATGTGTGGAAATCAGTACAACTTAATACTAATCACAGGATTCATTCTGGTTGTAATGCTTGCGACATTTCTTGACGGCCTTCATCTCATCCTTGATCATTTGGTAGGCATCTTCGGCACTGATACGCTGTGCTAATTCCATAGCACAGATGATTTCTACTCTAGTGCCAAAGTGTTTGAGTGCTTCTTCAAAGCAGTTTAGTTCTTCGTACATATCAATAATCGGTAACTTGGATAGCGGGGAGACCCTTGACGAATACAGTATCGACGAGATTCTGCAGTCGCTTGATAGTATTTACACCGTAGTTCTTGAATACAGGCACGGTGACAAAACCAGTGGACTTGCGATACATCTGACATGCACCAGGGATAAGTTGACCAGCAGCAATGTCAGCAGCATCATCACGATTGACACGGATAACGCGACCGATAGTCTGTGCCATCTCGATGACATTCAGATTGCGAAGGAACACAGTCTGGGTGAGGCCGTGAACGTTGATACCTTCGGACAGGATGCTGTAGTGGAAGATGATGAACTTCTTACTGGGATCTTTACCCCACTGGTCGAACTGGTGGAAGAACTGCTCGCGGTTGACCTTGAGAGTGTTGACATAAGCACCATACTTGCTGGTGATGTGCATCACCTCAAAACCACGGTTCTTACACTCATCAATGATGTTGGTCTTGGTGAGCAGGTTAAACATGATGCGGCTGTTAGGTGCCGCTACAAGGATCTTGTGGGCGGTTGTGTCGTTCAGTTGGTCAAGGATGCCCAGCAGGGTCTCACGGTCGCTGTCACACGCCTGTGCGCCCTTCAGACGCTCGAAGTCAACCTCATAGGCATCAACAGTAGGAGGGAGGATAGAACCGTTGTTGATCAGTTCAGGAGCAGGGCACTGCTCGATCACATTGCCGAACACTGTATAGTTGTTCATGCCATTGCCATAAGCAGAACGAGTGTGCTTGGGAGTAGCAGTGAAATAGTAGTAACGCTTGGCGTCACAGTTAGCAACCTCTTCAAAGAAGTCTTTGCGAGTAGCATTGTGTGCCTCGTCAAAGTATGCTACATCAAAAGTAAGCCCGCAGTCATTGAGACGGCGCAGCGAGTTGTAGGTAGTGAAGAAGATACGGTGTGCCTGCATAGAGTCACACATTGTGTCAAAGGCAGCAATCTTGTTTGCCTTGGTTGTGCTGAAGTGGATAGACTCACCACTGTGGATGTGAGCGGGCACAACATCAGGACGATTGATGCCTGCATCCTGAAAGAACTCCTCACAAAGCTGTGTAGCAAGGAGAATACGAGGAGCAACAACAGCAACAGTCATAGGACGCTCTGCATTAGCAAAGCGTTCCGCGAGATCTTTGATCATGATCATGGTCTTGCCGCCGCCTGTGGGCACGATGATCTGACCGAACTTGTACTGCTGCATAGCAGCGAGAGCACGTTGCTGGTGGGGGCGGAGTTGCATACTGTATGTCTGATGTGAATACAGTATGGCATGAAAAAGGGGGTTCGTCAACCCCCTGTGCCACTTATAGAATTGGGTTTGCTACGCTCCAGTGTATCTCATTGTCTTGCTCATCGAACTCCCGAATCCACCTACGAGTGACTTGAACCTCGTTAAATGTATCATACTTCGGAATGTGAGCAATAATATCTACCAATTCAGATCCTCTGAATACATGTTCGAGCCTAACTTGCGCGTCTCTGGTTGTATCTGGGATGAGTGCGTAGATGTCATCAACCTGGGATGAGTTTAAGATCTCATACATCATATAACCAGCGAGATGCTTTGTCAATGACTGCCTGAAAGAGATAGTTCTGATTCTAGGTCTTGTCAATGGTTCTCTAATACGATTGCTAAAGAACTCGTTCTTTGGAACCTCCGAGATCCTCGTAGGATATGCAAATCTAGACATCCAGGAGACTTCATTCTCTCTACGAACAGTAACAACACCTCTACAATAGTTTGGTGCGTTACCTGCATACCATGCTAGTTTTTCCAGCAGAGGATTCTCGTAGTGTGATAGTTCAAAATATCTATCAGTAACTGTACAACCAGTGATATATCCATCAGAGTCATGATCATGACCGATAAATGCAGCATTGCCCTTTCTTTCAGGGATTACTACTTTATCCAACTCATCATAAAGATCTCTGTCGGCAGATGAATGTGTCTGTCTAATATAATCACCACGATATGCTCTCCAACTGGAGAATCTCGTTCTAATCTTTGTTCTATAGGCCACAGGTTCTGAACCATTGTGGTAGATACCAAAGATCTTCTCCTCATCCTTAAGTGCTTCTACGTCAGCAATCGTAGGATCATACTTAAAAGTGACACCGACTTGGTTTCTTACACCAACGTCCATGTCTGGTTTGTATTGAGTATCATACAGTGGTGTGTATCTGTATGGCATTTCAGAATAGTCAGCGAGTCTCTCTCCACTGACTAAACTATATCTTTCTGCTACTGTATAGTTGTCGGAGAATATCATTCGTTGTCCAGGATAACTTGTCCTTCATCATTGTATAGAGCATAGAAGATATATTGCTCCGTAGGTGTACCTTCCTGTTGCGATGGGAAGCTATCCTGCAAGAAGTTCATCACATCACCCATCTCTTCCAGTTCCAATACTACATGCTCACTGTCTTTAAACAGGATCATGTAATCAACTGGTAGCGCATCATTGTATATTGCAATAGATGCATTGATAGCATCTACATCAGTGCTATTGTTCCATCCGTAAACGCGGAAGTAAACTAGTGGTTTACCAGCGAGCGCAGCATATCTTCCGATAAATGTCTGCAGATCATATAGTTGATATTCTACGTTATCCATTTGTTTGTAATTTCCAGGCTACAGTGATACGGAGGTCATTGAATAATCTTGTAGTTGTTGCGGCAGAATGATAAACCATACCAGGAAATAATATACCTCGATTTGGTTCAAACATCACAGTTCGTAGTTCACCATTGTCGGTGTAAAACTGTGTACCACCACCCCATTCATTGGCCCATCGTAAGTTTGCATACAATAGGAACGTTCTACCTCTCTCATCAAAATGATCTTGATGGAAGATACCATCCAGACCATATGTATGACCATTGGCATACACACTTTCAAGAGTAAAAGACTGTTGTGTCTTTTCCTGTATCTTATTTAGAAGGTAATCAGAAAAGAACACATCATTGTCGAGTTCTCGCTTCCAGAACTTGGAGCATATTTGATAGTTAGGATCCGAGGGATGATAGGAAGTATGTCCAAACTCCCAACCTGGACCTTGTAACTTTTCACATATTTTACGGAAGGTAAGGTGATCAAACACCTGCTCATAGATTTGGAGGTTATCATCTAATATCTTACATGGGTCGTCCATATTCTCTAACCAAGTTCACATGTATTTGTTTGAAAGCGTTCCAATCCATTTTATCCTTGGATAGTTCTCTTCCCATTGTAATTAGTTCTCGTCTGATGAAAGAGTTTTGAATCAAAGACTCATGCCATCCAACAATAACCTTACGACTTCCTTTAGTAACTGGTTTGACACAATGCCACAGGCCAGTGTCATATAGCACCACAGTTCCTGCTTTTGGTTTGTGTTCTGTGACTACATCACCTACCTTGATAAGCAGTTCACCTCCCTCATAATCATCATTGAGGAAGATGCTCATGCTGATGTCTGAATTTACACCACCACAAGGAAAGTTATCACGATGCCAATCATAAAACTGTCCCTTTTTATACCACACAAAGTATGGTTGTGATGCATTCTTTAACAAGTAGTCTAGTTGTAATGATGATACATCTTTCCAACATTGACGGGAAACAGTTTTATATTGATCAGAATTCATGTACTTCGGAGTCATGACATCACAATTTTTTACCACTGGCCCGTATTCAGGTGGGGGACAGCGGTAAAAGTTATCTTCTATGAATTGTGATGAATAATATTGTATCTGCTTTTCATGAAGCAGGTCAGTCAACCAAATCATTAACGTCCTCTTCAGTATAAATTTGCGTGTAATCAATACCCGCTTCAACAAAGTCCTCAAGTCTCAATAGTTTCATCATCTCCTTAACTTCAGTAGAGACGACTTTCTTACTCTGAAGATAGTTCTGTCTCATTGTAGAGATATTAGTCAATCTAGACTCAATCAAATCTCTAGAAGAATCAGTATCTCTTGACACCCACTGATCATCAGTTGACAGATATGCAACAGCATTGCCATCTTTGTCTAGGCCATCAGGATATGCTTCTCTATAGAACTTTGGATCGATAGGAAACTTAAATGTCTTGATTGCTCGGAAGAAATCAAGTGGTGTTGGATAATCTCTTGGTTCACCAAACTTGAGATTTCTAATCTCTTGTCTATATCTAACCCACAGATCTCTTTCACCCTCATATTTCTCTTCTACGTCAGGACTCATGCGCCAGTCGGTGACAGCGAGAATAGAATTCTTTTCATTCATTCGCTTCAACCAAGTAGACTCGAAGAATAAGAACTCTTCGTCAATCTTCTGAAGACGTGCCTCTACATCATATAGTCTTGCTGTATTTTGAGCAGTAATGAAATTCCTTACTTTCTTCTCCAGCTCAATAACTTGCTCTTCTGTGTAACCAGTGAAAGTATACGTGCTATATACTTGCTGTTGTTGAGCAAAATCAAACTTCTTCTTCTTTCTCTGACAGTACAAGTAGTTGTCACTATAGAAGAACAACGCTTGTATCTGATCATTCTCTGTGTGCCAAAACTCACCAAGTGCTTCTTCTTTGAAGCGATCCATCATCTCACCAGATAGAGAGACAGTAGGAACATATTCTCTACCATCTGGCAACAACACTCTGGCACTAGTGTCGTTAATGATTTTGTTTTGAAAGTCAACTTCTAATGTTGCACTTCTAGCGAGTTGTGTTGTCATTAATTTGACCCAGCTTTAATGTACCATCCTGTCACTATGTATTTATCACGGTCTCCCATAACAAGATTACCCTTATGTACGTGAGTCATACCAGCAGGGAAAATAACTACTGTTCCTTTTTGTGGTTTGATTCTACGCTTTTGATATAAGAATTCTGTTTCACCACCATCATCAATGTCATTAAGATAGATCATCCATGTTAGTTCTCTCTGTGAAAATCCAGAAGAAGCATTTTCATAGTGCCATAGATGATATCCACCCCCAGGTTCAGTCTTCTGGAATTTAATGTCCATCGATGTCATTGGCACATTTAGTAACTGCGAATACTCACTGCAATAATGTTGAGCACAAGCCTTAAGGAACTGGTTGATCTGGGTAGCCCACTTATCACTAGCATAGTTCACCAAAAATGCAGTATCATCTCTCCTTAAGTTACCACCATACATGGCAGAACCTTCCATGATATCAACATCAGACGCAGAAATAGTGTGCCCATTCACCTCATTGATAAATGACTCACCATATTCTATGAGTTGATCACAAAATGCGTCTGGAACAAACTTTTCCCAAACAGCAATGAAATCATTAAATTCGACTTTAGTTAGTTTCTCATTTCGCATCAACTCTAGTGGTCTGTAAGGAGCAAGATCATTGCTGCTTGAAGTACCAAGAGTTGTCTGTTTCTTCGCTTTGCTCATGTAAAATCAATATGCTTTGATTATATATTTAACTTTGTGGAACTCGGGTAAAAGTTCAACCTTTCTATTGGGAGAGAACGCAACGTTAGGAATTGGTTTCTTAATTGATGTATTAAGAGTGAATGTTCCTACGTTCAGTTCCATACCAACTTCAGCTTGGGTGAATGTTACATTGAGTGTTGTTTGTGCTGCACCTAATCCTTCTCTTCCACTGCCCCATCCACTAACATTACCATAAGAATAGTCTTCTGTCAAGTCAGTAACTGGTTGTAGTGTAATAAGGTGAGCGTGAGATTCAGTGGCACCACTGTCACCATCAAGAATTGGTGGGGTGTATGAGTCAACTCTAACAAATCTTTGGTTAGTGTCAATCACACCAGTAACTTGTCTAGCTCCAGAACCGCCATCTACACCATAAAAACCAGTGCTAGAATTATTAACAGTAGAAACTTGGAAGAAGTAATTATCACTGACTACACTATATGGTGATGGCCACCATGTTTCTGCAACTAGAGTTTGCATTACTCTCATGTTAGCATCACCACCGCTGTTGGCAGGTCCAGCAGCACCATTTAGACTACCGTTATATGCTTTAGTTTGGATGTCACCAATCATCTGGAATACGATTGTTTCTAGATCATCGACACCATCAATTTCATCCCATTCAAGTTGGAAGTTTGGTGCATGAGTCGCTAATGCCGCCATCCACAAGTCAACAATAGTTTGTGTGTCATCCTTTGCAACACCATCATCATATGCACCGAAAGGATTAAGTTGAGCAGCACCAAGTCCAGCACTACCATCGGCATCTAGTCTAGCATCTCCAGGCAATGCTGCCATGCCTCTATCAGTCCATTCAATTAATGGATCACCACTAACACCATCAACCAGTCCAGTAACATACAGGTGAGTATGTGGAGGAACTGATACCAATGTATCAAGTAGAGGACCAATCAATGCTGTTACACTACCAGTAATACTAAAGTCAACATCAGCAACGAGATCTGCATCAAATACAGTCTTAACAGTTCCTAGAGAGAAGAAGTTACTTGTAACACCAGTAGTTCCACCCGCTTCACCTAGAATCTGCTCATAAGGATTATCACCAGCAACGTCTACATCATCAACATACCACCATCCACCAATACCACCAGGCTCGTAGATACTACCACCAGCATCAACTGGAGGGAATGCAGATGATGCTCTGTTGCCATCAACAACACCAGTACCAACTAGTTTTCTATTTCTTAAATCAGGAACTCTAAACTGTCCTGTATATACTTTAGTTGAGGCGTCATAGCTTACACCCGTACCACCATACGTTTCTTCAATGACTTCATACAGATCAGGATAATCTGCAGCATCATACAGTTCACCATCACACTCAAGATAACCTGGGAATCTAGAATTTAGTTCACCATCTAGTGTACCATAAGTTCCATCAGGTCTCTTAAGAACAGGGACAACTGTACCGATAGAATGTCCATCATCCTTACTCTCAATAATATCACCATTAGAATCTACAAGTGCATTCTTCTTACTGTACCACGCACCTTTGAGATCTGGTGGTGGTGGAGCAACAGCATAGTTACTGACCTGCCAAATAAATTGGTTTGGGCTTCCCGTACCCACCGTAACGGTTGTACTTACTTGACCAGATAATCCAGTGGCACTTTGAATAAAGACACGGAAAGAATCATTTACTGCTGGATCAAATGTTACTGTAGATGATGTAGGAGTAGCAAAATCAATCGAGATCAGCGCACCATTTGTAGCAGAAATTGTGATTGGTCTGTTGATACCACTAACAGATACAATAGAGCTTACAACCTGTGTGTTTGGTACTTGATTCACCAAGTTGTTTGGTGCAACAAAGTCAGCATCAGTGTCGGGACCAGTGTTAGTAACAATCAGCCATGGATCAGGAATAAAATCACCAACTTTAATCTGCATTTGTACAGATCCACCAAATGTAGCAGATGATTTGTTGTAGAGAATAATCTTATCACCATTGTTCACTTTGGTTGGGAACAATCCGATAGAACTCTCACCACCCTCGGCATACTGGATTTTAATTCTAGGTTGAGTACCAGTTGAACTTACAAGAGTAACATCAACTTCAGTACCAGTTCCTAGTCCTGTAATGCCATTGGGTAGTGGTCGTGGATCAGAACCAATCAATGAATCTTCTAGCACATCAGTGACATTCTGGAAGACAAAGCTATCTGGTGTTGTGGATGGGAAGTTACCTGTAGTAATTGACCAGTTGGATCCATCTGGTTCGTCACCAATACCAAGTGACGTGGTTGTTTGTGCCCCAGCAGTATTTTCAGAACGGAGACGAAGTTGTAGATATTCTCCGTTGTTGATTGTTGGATAATTAGGGCCGATGACTTGATAGAATGGTACTGCCTGTGAACCAGGGACACCATAAATTGCAGCAATCTTTGAGCATGTTGTACCTGCTTGATTTGCAGCGATAGAACAAGTTTGGTCTAGTTGAATAGGACCAGGAGAGTCTGCAATAACACCAGCAATACCATCATCTAAAGTATTGATCTTGGAAACAAGTTTACCCCCTTGAGAGTGACCAAACAGATAGATATCATTAACGGTTTTAGTACCACCTTGCGCTGTAATATATGCATCCAAAGAGTTCTTAACCCATTCAACTGCTGCTCTTGTATAGGGTAAGTTATCACCCATTAAGAAGTTTGCATTTTCTGTACCAACATCAGGCAAATTATACTGTCTCGAAGCAGAAATATGATCTTGAGGATATGCAACAGAGAAGATAATTTTGTCTCTTACATTGATATTAGTAGAACTAGTATCTGTAAATCTGGTAAGCATATCTGATGCTGCTTGAGCAATAGTTGAAGTGCCTCCCTCGGTAAGAGTTCCGTGGAACAGAACTACAACATCAACCGAAGCATCTGCTAGACCTGTAGGAACATATAAGGAACCTGCAACTGGGTATGATGTACCATCAATAGTTGCAGTCTCTCCATCATCAGGGACAATATCAAATGTTGCAGTTGTAATAACACCAGGATCAGTTGATCCTACAGCAGTTCTAATTGCTGCCTGTAATGTAGCATCTGTTGTAAATGCATTGTGTCCACCAGTAGCAACTGTTGTGAGAGTTGCTGTAGCATTACCTGGGACTGCTTGAACAGCAGTGACATAATCTTGCAACCATGTTGGTTGGTTACCACCACCAGTGGTATCATCTAGTGCTTGGAGGAATGTTATTGGTGCAAAGTGTGTGCTGACGTAAGACTCAAGGCCAATCTGTTCATACTTCGATGTTCCACCAGTATTCTGCAGAATCTCATATCCATCAGCAGTAGTAAACGTTGCATTACTGCTAGAAATACCAACATAAAGATCTGTATTTGATGCGGTAATTAAAGCAGTATCACTTAATCCCTGAACCTGTAAAATATTACTATAAACGTCTTTATTTAAAGGAACGTTGGTGATATCATCAAAATCAGGGAATGGTTCTGGAATGTTTGGTGGTGGAACTTCCGTACCAATCGTCCATCTTTCTACTCTAGCACCGATAGAAAGATCAGCAAAAGTATTGAGTCCAGCAGCAGTGTTGGATCTTAATCGTAACTGAAGTTCATCAGTATTCTCTACAGCAACTTCTCCACTAGGAATTATCCATGCGCCAAATTCTGTTTCGCCTTGACTTACACGTTTGATTCTGACAGAGAAATTATCAATCTGTGCAGCAAGACTACCAGTTAGAGTTACAGATGCTGTTGTGGTTGGAGTTAGACCAGATACAGTAACAATATCTTCTCCAGGTCTTGTTCCATCACCATACACATACATTACATTGGAATCCGCATCCTCAAGAGGTGTAAACGGAAATGGATCAGGAGCAAAATCCTCTGGAATTGTTGTAATATACCAGATTGTCTGCTGATCACCAATCTGAATGGTGACACTTTGAGTAGTATTCCACTGCGAGGGCGCTTTAAATTTAAAGCGTACTGTTTGTCCCTCGCTTACATATACTGGTGTATTAGAAAAAGAATATGTCATGGAATATAGTTACCGCTTGCCATTTCTGGTAGTTCCCACTTTATTTAGGGGACTATGTTTGACGCACATCTATGAAGGTTCCACTGTTGTCTATCTCTACCTGAATAGGATAGTTGGCCGTGATCTCCACTGGAATGTCAATGTCATCAATAGAAAGTTGCTCTGTAGTAATCTCTACGTCAGGTGTGATGACTGGTTCTTCCTCTTTGAGAGTATCTTCAGATTCAGGAACGTCAACAGGATCTGGTAACTGGTCAATATAAGGATAGACTAGAATACTAGCAGTATCTTGTAAGTTACCAAGACCAATACCAGTCAAGTTAAAGTTGAAACTCGATGGTCCACGATTAGTCCATGTCGGTGCATATGCATATGTTGATGTTGATCGATCAATATCGAACGTCTCATTTGTTACAAGACCATCTAAATCTGTAGCAATCACTTGCAGTCGATAACTTATATCAGAATTAACTTCCGAATGAGATAGAGATATAAACTGTTGTCCATAGTTTACTGTCAGTGGTCCAGCGAGAGATACATCTGGTGGTTGCCACACAGTCAAAGTAATCTCATCTGAATCTGTACCACCAAGACCCGAAGCCACAGCAGTGTATGTAGTTGTAACTGTTGGATTTACAGTGACAAAAGAAGTTATGTTTGATGGTCCAATACCAGGAGTAATATTTACTGTATCTGCATCACCAGTTGTATTCCATCTCAATATCGTACTATCTCCACGGGGCATTGCTTCTTCATCGAGAGACAAAGTAACTACTGGTGGAATATAAACAGTTTGGAATGCAGTTCTATCATGAGTGCCACCACTGTAGTATGCAGTCATTGACCAGTTTCCTGTTTGTTGTGGTTGCAGATCTATTGAAGTAGTTCCAGTAACATTGTATGTGTTTCCATCTGGAGATGTAAGAATTAGAGATGAGATAAACTGTGGATAACTAGTAGTCCAAGAAACTGTTACTGTCTCGCCTCTAATGATAGCAGAATCAGATGTAGTTAGAGAAGTAACTTCTGGATTAGCAAGATCATATGTAATGGTCACATATCCATTTGAATAGTTGGCTCCCTGTCCACTGTAATAAGTCGTATATGATGTTACATAGTAACTTCCGCCGCCACCTCCACCACCTGATGGATACCTACCAGCGCGGTCATCGGCACCTTGGCGACCACCGCCACCACCAGAGGCACCTCCACCGCCGCCGCCTCCGCCGCCGCCGTCAAATCCTTGAGACGATCCTGTACCACCGCTAGAAATACTACGGATGGTTCCAGAAAAATTACCAGCGTTTCCGCCGTTGCCACCTCTCAACCAAGAGTCAGGAAAAGATCCACCGCCTGCTCCACCGCCGCCACCTGCGAGGATAATATACATACCTGAATAACTATCAAATACGCCAGTAGCACCACCGCCGCCACCGCCGCCGCCAGAACACCCCTGCGGACCAGTTCTACCGCCAGACCCACCGCTAGCCACACCAGAGCTACCACCACCTCCATTACCACCATTTGCCACACACCCAAATCCGTTTCCTCCCTGACTACCTACACGAAGAGTGAGTGTTCTAGCCACACCAGTAGCAGCAGAATTACTTCCTTCTAATCTAAATGTGCCTCTTCTTCCATATCCGCGTGTGCCACCAGGAATACCACCATCAGATCCACCGTTACCACCTTGGGCACCAGCAACAGTTATGAGGATGTTAATCCATCTCTCACTCACAGTAACAGAGTGATTACCAGTTCCGTAATTAAGAGTTGGCATTATATCTCCTCTACATTAGTAAAAAGACCGCTATCATCAATCTCAACTTTAACAGGTGAATCTGATTTAACAGGTACTGGTATATCTATATCAGTGACCTCTACTTTTATTAAAGATTCTTGTGATGGAGAAATAACAGGGTCTTGGTCTTTGAAAGCTTCTGCTTCTGGTATGATAATAAGATCTGGATTGGTATCAATATTAATTTGTAAAGGAAAGAGTGTAGTTTGTGTCAATCCAGCATATCCAACTGCATCCAAATTAAACTCAATTCGATATGGTCCCAGACCACTCCAAGGTGTCAGATCATACTCAATAGTATCATTCAAATCATCACCAATAGGTAGTGACACATTATATTGATCACCAGTGACAGTAGATCCATCAAGGAAGAAAAATACAGGACGAAGTGTCAGTGAAGTTCCTATTTGTGTAGCTTCATATGATAGTGTAATATTGTTACCATAATCAGATTCAACAGGTCCGTCAAGACTTACTGTTGGTGGTTGAATGACAGTAAGAATAACAGATGATTCTGAAGACCCACCAATCACACCATCAGCACGAACAAAGTATTCAGTTGTCACTGTAGGAGTTACTGTTACTTCACTGATGAAGTTAGATCCTTGCGGCGAGATTCCTGGTTCTACCAAAGCCCAATCAGCATCACCAGTAACTCTCCATTCAATAATAGCACTCTGACCCAGAACGATTGTGTTTGTTTCATTGTTTTTTACATTGATGTATGTTCTCGTCTCATACTCAATGTATACACTAGCAGCACCATTCTCACCATCTGCTGCAAATGGCGCTAGATTAGTAGCACCATTCTCCTGACCCCCAGTACCAATTAACAATTCGGTGTTTGTATCTAACAATCCTCTTGTAGATAGATCTAGACGGTCAATAGTGCCAGTGATTTCAGCACCGCCACCACCACCTCTACCTTTTAGAGAGCTTCTTTTTCCTTCTACCTCTAAAATAAAACTACGAACAAAACTATTAACTGTTCCAGGACCAGAAACTTTTTGTTTACACCACCACACACCAAGTTCATCAGTAGTTTTTGCCCCAAACTGTGCATATCCACTGAAGTTGCCGCCAGCAGCTGTTTGTGTTGGATATGGATTGTTTATTCTGGGTTGATAAGAAGTATCATCAAATGGAAAGTTAAATTTAATTAAGTAGTGCCTAGACCACGAATATGTTCCACACGGAGCACCAGTTGTAGAAGGATTTTTAACTTCTACTGTAATATCAGGACTATTGTCAATTTGTCCAACAAAATATGGCGGAGAATTTGTGAAGATATGAGTGACAGTAGATACATATTTCACTTGATCACTTGTACCATTGCCACCATTTCCTCTGTTTGGTGTTGTTCCTCCAGAATTACCGCCAGCATTTACTTGACCACTCTGACCATCATTCAAATCAACAACAGTTCCTGGTGATAGTGGATTAGAGTAATCAAAATTTCCTGTGGATGCCACTCCTCCATCGCCTGCCAAATTTCTTCCACCAATACCACCGCCGCGGCCACCACCAGCAGTCATTCCCAGGAAAGTTGTATCCTCACCGTCTGTTCCTGCTGCTGGCAATCCACTAACTCTGTTAATATACTCTCCACCACCACCCGCACCTTGTATTGTAAAAACAATACGCTTTGTATTTTCTGGAATGGGTAAGATTGATGTGGTTGTAGTGTATAGATCTGGCATATCAAATCTGTCTTACGTCTTGATAGTTTCCATTATCATCTATCTGTACCTGAATAGGATAGTCAGCTTTGACTTCTACTGGTATATCTATATCATTTACAGATAAAGTCAATGTATTAATCTCCGCATCAGGAGTAACAACTGGAGTCTCATCTTTTATCTTGTCATCTGATTCTGGAATATCAATAAAATCAGGCGTTTGGTCAATAATAACTGATACTAGGTGAACATCATTGGCAGTCAATCCACCAGCACCAGTTCCTAATATAGCGAAATCTATAGAACTTGGTCCTCTATCTCCCCATGTAATAGTTGTAATATCAATACTACCATTTACAGCATCACCTGTTGGTAACGCAATAGGATCGCCATCAACTTGATTACCATCCAAGTCATAGTAAGTTGGAATAATGACAAGTGATTGTGTCACATTCGTGCCTTCATATGAAAGTGTTGCTACAGATCCATACTGAACAGAAAGAGGTCCGTTTATACTAACTGACGGTGCTGGTAATACAGTTACAGTAACTTGAGCACTATCACTTCCACCAGGACCAGACGCTGATAAGGTATATGTGGTAGTTTGTGTCGGAGAAATATTTTGGAAACTATTTAAATTAGTAGACCCAATTCCTGGCTGTATATCTGCTGTAGATGCATCACCTTGCACATCCCATCTCAATACAGTTCCCTGTCCACTAATAATAGTAGTATCATCTACTGTCATGTTAGCAATAACTGGTTCGTAGACTGTTAGAGTTACAGATTGTGTGGCGGTAGTATATGAATAATAATTTGCAGTAGCAGTGTATGTGGTAGTAGAACTAGGAGAAACTGGTGTACTACCAGATGCTGCAACAGATCCTATATTAGATATTGATTGACCAGTTGAATTGAAAATAGTCCATGATAACGTAGAAGATCCTCCCTGAATAATAGAATTTTGAGATAAACTTATGCTGATGATTGGTGTTGGATAACTACATGTTCCATTGTCTGTATTTGCACTAGGATCATAGTTAGATGCATTAGGATCAGTACATCCATAAATGAAGTATTGACATCCACTGTTCTGATTTGCATATGAGTTGTAGTTAGTTGCATTAGAATCTGTACATCCATATACTAGTGTAGGAGAATACCACGCAACTTGTTTATAAACATAGTTAGGGAAGAGAGCAGCAATGTCTTGACGTTGTTCGTACCAGTGAGAGTCATCTACTGCACTGTAATATCTGTAGACAGCATAACGATTCGATCCACTGCTAGTGTATGCATATCCAACGACACCTTCATTAGTATATCCACCAGCTACAGCATTGTTAATTTGAGTTTGACTAGTGGTATAAAAGTGTGCCTGCTGTGTAGAACTGACAGATCTATACAATCTGTATACAGCAGAAACAGATCCTACTATACCAGCAGAACTAGAACTTTGGAACAAAGCCCACTTGTCAGAGACGTTTAAAAAATAACCAGAAAGGTTTTCAAACTGTGGATATGCAGTGTAAAAGTGATTAGTTGTACTGTTGTTGTAATACTCGTTGAATCGGAGTAAAGAACCAATAGGACCTGTCATCAGATTTCCTCAACATTTCTATAAACACCGTCATCATCTATCTCGACCTGAATAGGATAGTCGGCCTTGATTTTAACTGGAACATCAATATCATCCACAACTAACTGAACTGAAGTTACTTCTTGATCTGGTGAAATAACTGGATCTTCGTTCTTGATTGCATCGGCAACTTCAGGAACAGATAAAGCATCAGGAGTTCTATCAATGTTAATGTCAACTTCAATATCAGCCTCATCAGTCAATCCGCCCGCTCCAATAGCATATAATCTATATTCAATACGATTAGGTCCAAAATCAGTGTAAGGAACAATAAGTTCCTCTTGACCATTAAATTGCTCTGCCACTCCAAACTCTTCAACTATTTCGTAAGAAGATCCAGGATTATCCTCATAGTGATATATTGCTAGAAGCTGCAATGAAGTAGTAGCATTTGTTGCTTCAATAGACACTGTGATGTTCTGTCCATAATCTACACTCAAAGGACCACTTAAGCTTACCGTTGGTGGTTGTAATACAATAATCTCAACCTGATCAGAGTCTTGTCCAGCAAGAGGATGAGAAGCAGTAAGTGTATATACTGTGTTGATAGTGGGAGATACTGTTACTGGACCACCGCTAATATTGACTTCACCAACTCCAGGTGTCATTTGAGCAGTAGAAACATCTCCAGTTATAGTCCAGTTTAAGTTAACAGATTCTCCTAAAACAATAGTATTGTTGGGAGCATCAGAGAACAACGTAACATCTGGTGGGACAAGAACATCAATACTTACTGGCACATTAGCAGATCCGCCAGGACCAGTTACGTCCAGATAATAAGTAGTATCTATTGTCGGATTGATATCTCGCGTACCTTGACGTTCTACATTAGTGAATACAGGATCGCCATTGATATTAATTCTATTGTAGACACCTTGAACAGACCAAGATAGTTCTGCATTATCACCTTGGAGTATTTGTTGAGGTGTTACAATAAAATACTGCACTGTTGGTGGAGCATATTCAAAATTTAAATTATAATATCCGTCTCCTTGGTTAGCATATCCACTATTTGTAGTCCAGTCATAATAATTACTATCGTTATACCAAGCAGAGTTACCACCAATACCAGCATATCCATTGGTGGTTTGATAACCACCCATGTTAGATCCACCAACGTTAGATCCACCCCCACCTCCACCTCGGTGTCCAGCAGCCGCATTTTGACCGTTTTGTCCAGAAAAGTTTCCTGTCGTTCCGCCGCCGCCGATGCCACGACCACCAGAATATTGTCCGTTAACACCAGTATCAAGGTTATATCTGCCAGCTCCGCCACCGCCACCAACAATGACAACATATCTATTCAAACCACCATCATAGACACCAGAAGCGCCGCCACCTCCACCACCTGATCTGTGTCCTCTGCCACCTGAAGCGATAGCAGATGATCCACCGTCTCCTCTACCCTCTAGTGCTGGTCCATTGCCCTTTCCACCCTGCTGTCCAAGGTGAAACGTTAAAGTATAATCATACGTCCTGCTTTTTAATCTAAAATCACCAGCTCTTCCACTTCCACCATTACTCCAATCCCATCCACCTGTACTAGATCTAGATCCACCACCGCTGGCTCCCGCGATGGAAAATCTAACGTTTATTGCATATGCAGGAACGGTTACTGAATATGATCCATATCTATTCGCAGAAAAATTTGGCATCAGATTTGCCTCACATCTTGATATGTTCCACCATTATCTATCTCGACCTGAATAGGATAGTCAGCTTTGATTTCTACAGGGATGTCGATATCATCAACCACAATTTGTTGTGTTGTAACTTCCACATCAGGCGTAACAACAGGATTTTCATCCTTAAACGTATCGTCCGATTCTGGGATGTCTATAACATTTGGTGTTTCATCAATGATAATAGGCATAGTTAATGGGAATGTAGCAGTCAGATCCCCATATCCATCTACCGTGAACAATAAATCTACAGATTCTGGTCCTAATGGCAGAGGTAATGTATCATCATAATTAATACCAATAGTGTATGCCTGAATATTTACCTCATCTCCTACGCTGTTAGGAATGTCAACAGAAGGTTGTACCGCCGATGAGCCATCGGTGTAATAGTATGTTGCGACATAACTAATCCCACCTGGGGCATTAGTGGCTTCTATGCTCACGGGAATACCTTGTCCCCAGAGAACATTCAAAGGTCCAGCAGCAGTTATTGTTGGTGGTTGTAATACAGTAATTTCTAGCTCACTAGAACCAGTTCCACCCAGTCCAGATGCAACCCCAACATATATGGTGTTTACCGTTGGACTTACATTTTGATTGCCAGATAAATTTGACTGACCTATACCAGGACTAACAGTGAATGTGTCTGCATCACCTTCCACACTCCATGAAATATTAGTGCTCTGTCCACGTACAATAGTATCATTTTGTGTGATCAAAGTTACTACAGGTTCTTGATAAACATATACGGTAACACTATCACTTCGAGTATATGCTGGATTTGATGTCGTCAGTCTAAAAATAGAACTCTCAACTGGTGCTACTACAAACGGAGGAGACTCTTGATTTCTATTGACTTGTCCATAACTCTCTTCCAGGTTACCATCGATATCTAATCTTTCCAAAATTTCTGATGTAGATTCTCCACCACTAGTGGACCATGTTAAATCTACCGTACCATCACTACCATCAGATCCATTTCTTCTAAATGCTAATGGAGTTGCTGTAATACTTGGACTCGGTGGATCATATGTACACACGCTGATATAAACAGCACCATTGATACCATATCTACAAGTACCAGTACCACCCTGTCTTCCACCAGAACCAACAGTCCAGCTTACATACTGACCAGGAATAGCTCCACTACATCCTCTTGCTACAGTTGACCTTGAGGCACCGCCACCGCCACCACCAGCAGAGATGCTACCAGATCTCCACTGTCCAGCACCACCCTGTCCATAAGGTCCATATCCAGAACTTGCTCTAGCACCGCCACCACCACTATAGTTTAGATATCCATTTGAACCATATGCATAGTTACCATATCCACCAGATCCACCTTGACCATAGTTTCCAGGTCCACCGCCTCCAGCAAATGGTCCACCAGCAGAATAATAAGTAGATCCACCTGCTTGAGGTGAGAGACCACGTACCTGTTGTGGATAAGCTCCACCACCGCCACCACCAACAGCGAAATAGCAAATACATTTAGTGGCACTTGGGACATTATATCCTGTGCTACTAGTGTAGATATAACATATACGTCCCATATCTTAAAACTTAATGATATAGTGAACTAAAATAAAAGGAGTGACTACTTGATTTAAAAGATCTAAATCTTCGATATCAACATCAACATATGATGTCATGTCACTGATATCAAGATTAGTAGTCGGAAAAGAGTATGCGAAGTTACTAGTATAGTTATATGGTCTAGTAATCGTATGGTCGTGAGTTGTTGATCCAGGATCCTGAACGTTCAATGATGTTTCTTCTAGTGAGTTACCAGCAGAAGCATTTGCACTGTTTGCATCATCACCTTTACCTTGTCCACTGATGTCATGCTCTCCCGTAAAGTTTAATCTAACAAAACCTTGATCACCACCTACGTTGTGGTAGTGACCTTGAAACTCGTCAATAGCGAGAGAGTATGCACTTGTATCTCGGGGAAGATTATATTTTGGAACACCGTTAAAATTAGCGTTAGCTCCACTAATTTGCATGTTTCCAATGTAGTTGATATTTGCCCTATCACCAATGTTTGACTGGGGAGAAACTTCTACACCTACTTTACTCCTACCAGGGTCATTCTCCATTGTTGTAGAGATATATTCACCAGATCCTCTACTGCCAATGATTACTTTAGATCCCAGATCAGGTAGTTGGAACTGTCCTAGATCTCCAGTTTCTGCATCAGCATTTCTTACATTAGTTGTTTCTTTTTTAAATCTCGACTCGTCACCGATACCAAGAATCTGGGCCAAGAGGTAGTAATCCTTGACGTTCTGAACTGTACCATCACACTTCAAAAATCCTGCTGGTAGGTTGTCCCTAAACACAGCAGTTGTAGGGTCATTGTTAAACCCCAGACCAGGAACAGTATGAATCTGGATAGTACCAGGAATACCACCCCAATAGGATTTTTGTCTTGCGTAATTGTTTCTTACTACCATTTTAGTATGCCCTGATGATGTATATAGATGTTACTCTTGGTTGTTCTACGTTAAAGTCAATCTGTAATGCATTTCTATTTGCAGTATTGTCTAGATTTACAGTTTGAGGTAAGTTTACGCTCGCAGTAATATTACTCTGCGGTCTCATTCTTGTAGAATCAAATGCAATATCAAATTCATCATGAGTGTGTGCAAAAATTGCATCTCCTACACCTTCGGTGTCAGGAGTAAATCCAATAGCAGGATTACTCATTAATGTATCACGAACAGATGGATCATTATCCGTATAGTAGTTAGTATATCCATCAGGAAGTCCAACTGTGTTACCACCTACACCAAAAGGAACCTGACCCACCATTCGGGGACCAATATTATAATCTGGTGTATTAATGAAATTTCTTGTTAGTGGTGACATGAGAAGTCTATTTGCTTTCAAGTTAATTGGTGGTTGCTCCGAAGCAACTTTACCCATAACTTTACCAGCACCACCCTGTCCAAATCCATTCTCCATGTCATCACCAGCACTTGGCCACTCTAGAGTGTAAAGATCATTTGTCGGACCTTGACCAGTTTGATATCCAGATGCACCAATAATACCACCAACAACGTCAGATGTTTGTCCAGTTTTTGTTATAGATTCGTTAGAGTTTCCATTGCCAGTTGCTTCAGGAGAGTCACCACGATAGGACAGATCGGATGTCCAACCAAAGTAAAAGGTATCACCAGATTCTTCGTTGTCACCATCGTTATCAACACCCTGTGCAAAGATCTGATAAGAGATATCTCCATAAGGAACAACACCATCTCCAGGTGTTGTAATAGAAGCATTGTCGATTGTTTCAAGACTACCACTATGATTGTGTCTCTTGATGTGTGCTCTGCCTAGTTTTCTAGGTCCGATATACATCGTCTTGAAAGCATCACCATTAATTAGAGTGTTGCCTTTGATTCTACCAACATATCCCGTTCTATCATCATCAGGAATGTCAAATACTAGATCAACATAAACGTCAGTAAAGATTGTTGTAACACCAGCGTCTTCATTTGTACCAATCAAAGGAGACAATAAAGTCAATGCCTGAACATCCATGTCAGCAGCACGTCCAGTACCGCCAGAACCACGCGGACCAAAATAGGATGTCTCCATGTCCATCAATGTCTTCCCGTTTAGGTTAGGAAGTTTGATGTTACCACCGTAGTTAGGAAAAGAATTAGCACCAGTTCCAACAAAGTTACTATTACCTGCGTTGTAAGTATCACCAATCGCCTGTGCTAACAGAGGAAATTCGTTAGCAGCAACACTTTGACCATCACAAATAAGCCACCCAGCGGGGATTTGAGTTAATCCCCCTGTCCACGGCATAATGGTGCCGATAGCGGCACCTTTTGCTGTCTTAATCTCTTGATAGAAGGGCATTTATTAGACCTCGATTAGATACCAACCATCCTTACCAGCAGGAACTGCAGTGTCACCATTTGGATCTGCTGTACCAGCGAATACAAGTGCGAATCCTGCATATGGAGTTTGAACAATGAGTTCACCACCGTTGTAACCAGTTAGAGAACTTTGTCCGACACCCGATAGCATTGCTAGACCAGTATTCTCGGTAGAGTTCTGAACCGCAACATTAGTTTCTGCTCTTACAACCAAGGAACGATTATAAGTTAGGGTTCCACCAATATCTATAATGCGAATCATATCGCCAATTAGAGGATTCTGTGGCAGTCTAGCAATGGTGTTCTGGGTTACATTGAGGAAGTAGTTAACGTTGGCTTCAAGATCAACCTCGAATCCATCTGCATACTCCCACTTACGTCCACCAGTTTGAGTGATGTAGTTCTCAATCTTGGCGACTGTTAGAGCGCCATCATTAGCAACCTCGAAGATCTTATCTCCAGCAGAGTTAACAGTCAGATCACCACCGTTGATGACCAGATCAGCACCTGCTCTGTAAACGAAGTTAGGATCATTAGGATCAGTGACTCCGAAGAATTGTCCGATCTGTACTGCTCCACCGAATCTAGATGTTCCATCTCCTGTAGCAGAGAATGATCCATAGATTCTGAAGTCTCCAGAAGAGTTGTCTAGAGTCAAGCGTGGAGTTGTGCCATCAACACCGAAGACTCTGAAGTCGCCGCCATTGATTCTTGTATCACCAGTTGCAGTATCAATCTGGAATGTAGTTCTGAATGGAACAGCTACTGTTACGCCATCGGTGAGGAAAGAAGGACCACCATTGGTGATAGTAAAGAACTCTTGACCTTCGATGGTTGAACCATTGATGGTAAGTGTGTTCTCGGTGGTAAGAGTACCAGCGATGTCAGTGTTACCAGTAGTTCCTTGAACAACCAGTTTGTTGTAACCTTGACCGAAGTTCAGATCACCACTACCGAAGGTGTTACCAGTAGTAGACTCAACCTTGAAGTTGACAGACTCTGGATCACCACCATCAGTAATAATGAGTGACTGAATATCAGTAGAGGTTAGTTCAACAACCTTAACGATTTCAGTGTTAGTTAGAAGCAGATAATCATTTGTGGTTAGAACTCCACCAAATTCAGCAACACCGATACGAACATTAGAAGTTCCAGCAAGTAGACCAGATGCACTCTGTAGTCTTACTTCAGCAGCTGCTGCCTGATCAGACCAGAGATACTCTGCTGCAGGAAGTGCAGTAGTAATCTGAACCTCAACAGTGTTAGCAGTGCCAACGATTGTAGATTGTACAGGCCAATCACCATTCAGTTCGCTGACGTTAGTACCAGAGATTCTGATGAACTCACCGTAATCAATGTTGAGTGAATCATTGGTTTCACTCTGCCAGTGGATCGTAATGATGTTTGTGCCATCAGTGACAATCTTCTGAACCATAGAGTCAACGATGAGAACACTAGATACAGGATCTAGTTCACCATTCTCATCAAAGTCGAAACCAGTGATGAAGGAAGCAGCGACCTGCTTGTCAAGTTTGTTGATTACACAACCGTCTGGGTGATCAACTCTAGCAGTTGTTCCATCAACAGCACGGGAAACTGCAAGACGATAACCATTAGGATCGTTGGGGTTAGTGATGTTGGTTAGACCAACAACCTCGACGATCTCGTTCTGTGATTCATCACCAGCAAGAGGTAACTGGTTCTGATCAATACTATCAGGAGAATCAGCATCACCTCTATCGATCAAAAGTAGATCACCAATTCTGAAGTCAAGAGCAGATGGTTGGCTGATAGGCAGGTTGTATAGGTTGCCAGCAGCATTGACACCGTTGACTTGGAAAGTCAAGTCATCACCAGCAGGGTTACCTAGAGCAGATGCAGGAATGGTCAGAAGATCATTGTCGCTATATCCTGCACCAGGAGATGAAAGTTCGATAACTGCATTGCCATCAGATAGTACCTGAATGGTGAACAGTGCGCCTTCACCAGTTCCACCTTGAACCTCGATGAATGAGTAAGTGGTATTTGCTACCCAGGTGGCACTTTGTGTTGGGCTGATGTTATCGATTCCAGCAATCTGACCACCACCAAGTAGATATGCAGGACCACCCCACAGACCCTGACCAGCGGTATCAATAACCTTACCAGTCTGGGAGAACTTGAGGAAGGTGATGTTTGGATTCTCTAGTGAACCAACGATATGATCTCTAGAAGCAGTGCTGAATCTTGCTCTCTCAATCTCAATGATACCTGCATTGAGGCCACCATCAAGTTTGATGTTGGAGAATACAGTCAGACTTGCAAGAATGTCAGTAGAGTTTCTGATGGTTGTCTTACCACCAAGTGAACCCATTGTCAACTTGGAGGAGTTTGTACCGAGGTTGACAGTGGTTGTTGCCTGACCATCACCTAGGTTCAATGTTGCTGCCTGGGTGAATAGACGTGTCTCCGATGTACCAGCGAAAGAACCAAGTTCTAGTGTACCAGCAACCTTGGTTTGATATGTACCAATATATGTGGTAGAAGCAAGGTTAGGTGCTGCGCCACCAATTCTGATCTCACAGCTGCTAGTTACATCATCCTCGACGCTAGCGATATCAACAACTGCATTCTTGGAACGCTCATGAATCTTGAGGGTTGTGGTTCCAGCGTTGGAACCGATTCTAACAGTCTGTGTTGAACTATCAGAAACAGCGTCACCAATCGTGATCAACTGTGTCTGGGTTGTAGAGTTACCGAGAATGATAGACTCTGCTTGGTTTAGACCGATGAAGAAGTCAGTGTCAGTAGTCAGGAACTGGAAGGTTTCTGCGGTAGAGTTGATGTCACCACCGTCAACACTCAAGTCATCCTGCAATTGCAGGTTGCCAGTCATTCTAGAGTCACCGATAACAACGAAGTTCTTATCGAGTTCAGTAGAAGAATCAAGGCCGATAGCAGTGTTAATACCAACGCGACCACCAGTTCTGTAGGTAGAAGATTGATCAGCAACTGCTAGATCAGTTGTAGCGACACGGAAGGTTGCAAAGTCATCACCATCTGCACTATCACCACCAACCAAGAACGCATTAGTGAGTGGGAAGTATGTCTTACCCGTGGATGCTTCTCCAAGGTAGTTGTTTGCAGTTACAGCACCAAGTGCATCGTAAGATACGAGGTTCTTACCGCTGATGAATGCGTTACCAACAACATCTAGGTTTGCTCTTGGATCAGTCTCGGAAGATACGTTTGCAGTCAGTGCTGCTTCTTGGTTCGCTCTACCGATAGTGTTAATACCTAGTTTGTAGTCACCAGGAACTTCAGTGTAAGTACGGAGTGCTTCAGCACCCAATACCATGGTTTCCTTCCAAGATGACTTGGAGATCTCCATCTTCGCACCAGCACCTTCATCAGCCCAGTTGTAAGTATTAGTTGCAATCTCGTTAAAGATTCTAATTACAAAACTATTACCTGTAGGATCTGCAGTTAGAACTTCCCAAGTTCCATCGAAGAAGTTGTTACTGAAGTTGGAGATTCTGATCTTTTCACCAGGAGTGATACCAAGATCTTCGTTCAGAATACCAGCTGCCAAGTTGACAGTGATTTCAGTGCTGTTGTTGGAGACTAGGGTGAAGATCTGTAGGTCAGAGATCTCATTGTAGAAGTTAGAATAAATCCAACCAAGAGATCCAGAGTAACCTACCTCGTTACCCTTCCAGAGAATGTCACCAGAACCAGGAGCGATCGAAGAACCGTAAGTAACATTCTGCAAGGTGTACCACGCAGATCCACCATTAGCGATTAGACCGCTGTTGTTAGGTGTTGCATTAGAAGGTTGACCGCCAGTATAATGAGTTCTGATGCTATAAACCTGACCTTCGTCACCTACGTTACCGCGTGGAGTAACCTTGAATACAGCAGCCTTGACTTGGTTCTTGGTGATAACTACATCACCATCACTGTTGTTTCTGAATGAAGATCTGTCAAGTGTTGGGTCATCACCAAATCCGACTAGGGAGAAGATGGTGAGGGAGTCGCCATCAGTTGGATCGACGTTAATTGTGACAGGATTGTTGAAGAAAGCTTCTCCCTCAACAGTAATCTTGTCGTTGAATGTAACAGCAGTATCGAAGGTAGTGACCAGTGCTCCAATGGTATCAGAGTCATCACCACTATCACCGAGAACTGCCTGCTCAAGGAACGTCTCTTCGCCTGTAATAGCGTTGATCTTACGGTTACCAATATAGAGGTCACCGTTGGAGTTTAGACCAGTGTAGAAGACGATACCAGCGTCCTCACGCTTGGCTTGTGCGTAGAAGTCTTGCTTGTCAGATAGAACGACTTCCTGACGGAGTGGGAAACCAGTTGAGTAGTTACCAGGACCAAATCCAAGGTATTCAAACGTGTGGTTACCAGATCTTGCAATCGATGGACGACGCA